TGTTCTATGGCATCAGTGCTGATTACGGTATCATAGGCCCGATCTGGCAACCGATCAAAATCTGGATTTCCTGGATCATATCCTGCTACACTGATCCCAGGCCAATGTTCTTTGATAGCTCTTATGAGAGCCCCTTTGCCGCAACCAAAGTCAATGAGCTCAGTGGGCTGATATTGTTCTACAAAAGGTTTTATAAGTTTGAATTGTTTGGCACCATTGTTGAACTTGCCTTTTTCATGCATGGCCTGTATTTGAGCTTGATAGTCTTGATTGATAATAGTCATACGCGAAACAGCTTTCGATCTTGATGTGCGTCAATGTTTAGGTACCTGCGTACACAAGAGGCGCCAATTCTTGGAGTAACACCGTGGAGAGAATCATGTGTGTTGAGAAAAAGAATCATGGTGTTAGCACCATACGGCACAGACCCAGCAGGCTCTACATGACTAGGATTTACTTCTCTAATACCAGTATATTCTGGAGTTGGGACCAGCTTACGAAATACCTGTATATCGCCGCCAGTGCTCGAATCTTCAGGTTTGCGCATGTACAGCAAGCCAGCAAACAGTTCGCGACTGTTATCTAAATGAGTGGTTCTCACTGTGGTGTCTTGCTGACCATTGAGCACAAATTGCACTTCCATTTGCACAGTGCCGCTGCGCCCATCATGTCTCTCAGATACATCAGCATTTCGTAATTCGTCGGCAAAATCAGCGTAGTATTTGTCAATAGCAGGTTCAAATAAATCCAACACTCGGTTCTTGTATTCTCGGCTGTTGTGGTAAGCCACAAATTCTTGCCATAACGGTGTCACAGTGCCTGGTACAAATTCATGCTGACGATAACGGCGAGCTTGAAAATGTGTTTTGCCGTCTTGCATCATGTGTGCTTCTGGGTACTCTGCTACCAGTTGATCATACAGCGCCTGCGGTAATGCATTGTGTATGCAAAAGTAAGGGCAAGGATCCTGTTGAAGATCGTCTTTGGTTACGTTTTGTGTGACATCAAGATTCATCTGCAGTTCCTTGACGGTAAAAAAGTTTGATATCGTCATTAGATAATTCCTGTCCATTGAGCCATAACTCCCTATAGGCTGACAAAGGCCAGTGTTTTTTTCTTTTGGTTTTCATATGACGAAACCATTGACCCAACCAGTGTCCATGTATGGGTGTGCTTTTTTTCTTGTGGCATTGAGATCTAAGATCAATGTAATCAACTGTTTTAGCGGCATGCATGCATATTTCACCGTCCCAGAACATCCATCCTGATTCGGGCATGCAAGGTTCAAGATAATAACGACTGTATGCATTGCGGAATTTAGAAAACTGTGCATGATCAGTGTCAATCAGTACAAACCCGCTTTCGGCAGTTATTACCTGTTGATCATCTACCGGGCGACTGACATCAAACACTGCAACACAATGTTGTGCCAAAGCACGATCAAGATTTTGCATATCAAACGGTTGCATGGTAAAACTGTCTGCGTCGAGCCAACATATCTTGCCGTGACTGTGATTCATCATATGCATCCAAGACAAACCTTTTTTAGTATACCTTTGGGTATGCGTGCTACCCCAATGCGGCATCAATGTGTCAGAATGTTTGGCAATATGGTCAAAATGTTCGCCGCAACAGTGCTGCCAATGCCTGATTTCTATCCGTGAATCTGTGGGCAAAACAATGTCATCTTCAAGATAGATTATCATCTTGGCATCTTGAGGCCAGTGGTGTAGCCATGATGCCAGCATTTCCGCAGCAATGATGTCATAAAGCCTGCGATTGAAACTGGTAAAACAGGTCCAAGAAACACTCATGATTTTTGTTTGACTACAAATTTTTGTTTGGTAAATTCTTGGTCTGCACCAAAATATTCATCCACTGCTTTTTTAGAACCATCCCAACTGTGGTAATCGTCGATTACCAAATATCCACCACTGACAAGCCTGGGATACAGAACTTCTAGCTCAATTTTAGTACTGAGATAAAAGTCAGTGTCTAATCTCAAAAACGCTATCTGATCTGGCAGATTAGATTGTGTGAGAGTTTGACTCACATCACCTTTGATAAAATGTGCTCTGTGTGGTGGCAACACTGACCATACATTAGTCTGCACGTCGTCTAGATCAGCTCTACACCAATTGCGCCCCTCATGACCACCTTTGCGCCACTTCGAACTTTCTGTAGCATGTTTACCTTGTCTGTAATCGTATTCACTGACTCCTTGCATGCCTTCAAAAGTGTCATAGAGCCAATAGTCTCTGTTGCGTTGATCAACCAAGGCCGCGGCCATGATTTGGCCGCCGCGCCAGACCCCACACTCTACCACTGCTCCGGGGATATCACGGCTGTCTAGATCTCGAATAAGACGTTGAGTAAAGATAACAAATTTTCCGCTGGTCATTGTGAACTCGCGCACTTGCTTAGCCACTGCAAGCTCTTGTTCAGAATAAGGACCTTGGGCAGTGATCATCGATACTTTCCAGCAATGCTATCATCGCTGATATTTTCACCGCCATACATGTGCTGGATAGGTATCTCAAACGGTGCGTCTTTGACCTTGCGGAACACCGCGGCTACCATGGGATCGCTTTCCCAAGTATCAAGGTTTAGTTTACCTCTATAACCTTTGTTACGACCCAAGTTGTTGACGTCTAATTTGTGCAAATACTGTGTGTCACTGCTGGCTATCCACAATTCCCGTAGTTCGTAACCATTCTGATTGGCCAAGCAAGGAAATAGATTTGGATTGTAGTTGAAAAAACCATGATCCACCCAACGATAAAAAGGCAGTACATGAATCATAAAGCCGCCGGGCTTGCACAAGTTGTGCGCATTTTTGAATACCATGTACTGATTGAACACATGTTCGCCGGTGCCGTTATTGGTCACCAGATCAAACTTCTCACCAAAGTTATAGTGTTGACCAATATCTACATTGAGATCCATGGCCACAGCATCTCGTTCAGTGTTGACATCAATGGCCATGTACTTAGAAAAGCCTATACTCATGTACCAGTCTTTGGTACCGTTGAGATCAGCAGAAGGTGCAATGCCAAGCTGCTGGTATACCTCAGCTCTGGCTTTGCTATTTTTTAGAGTTTGATTGCCTAGTTCGCACACCGAAGGTGCAGGCTGTGATAAAATTTCTTTTGCAACCGAGCCTACTGCTCGGGTAATAAGATTGCTGAATCCCATAGAATCTCCTATGGGATATTTATAGGTAGTTAATCCTTTCGATTAAAACCCACGGTTTCACGTTGAATATCACTGTGATCAAATTCGGCCCAGTACAATTCAAAAGCCACTGTGTCTTCCAAGGCTTCAAATTGATGAAATTCCCCAGGAGCAACTTTGGTGTATTGTCCTGCTCGGATCACTGTTTCATCAACTAAGTCATAATTATTTTTCCAAACACGAATCAACAACGCACCGCGTTCTACAAAAAATCCATTCCATTTATGAAGATGTTTGTGTTTACTACACACACCACCTTCGCGAGCTTCAATTCTGTGGAATTCCAATACACCATTGGCTTCTAACAATTCAGTGTTACCCCATACCTTGCCTGCAAACATAATTGATCCTGTTATACTGTGATATCTTCCATACCAGCTGTGCGCAGTCGCACAATGTGGCCCATTTGCCACTGTTTGGTTTCCAGGCCCTTCATCACACCCAACCAACGATTGCGCAGCAAGGCCACTTCATTGATGATAGTTTCAAAATCAATGACCTCGTCTTCCCCGTCTACGTACTTTTCAGCATCTCTACTGGTAAGAGCTCTAGCATATGCTTCAAGATATTTTTGAAAATGTTTTCTACGTATCTTGCGTAGTTGAATGTTGAGAAACTGTAACACAGCTTCAATCTCTTGTAATTGATTGAACCTGTGCTCAGTGTGTCCTGGTAGCTCTTTGATATTTTTTTCCACCAGACCAGCGATTCGACATTCTTTTTTGGCGTGTTCTAATTCAAGATCATAGTGAGAAATAAAGTCAGGAATGTTGCCAATGTTGGCCACAATCTTACTGTACCACATTACTCGTCCCAGTCTTCAATGTCTTCGTCTTCTGATTCAAGTTCTTCAACGTCGTCGTTTGTATAATTGGCCAACGCTGCTTTGATGTCTCTATCACCGGCAAACGCAGAACGAATGTCATTGGCATCAATGTCATTGTCGACTAATATATTGACCAAAGCTTCGGCTGCTTCGGATCTATCTACTGTGTTGATATATCTTTTGAGTTCTTCCCAAATAGTGCTAGCAAATTGTTCGTCCATTATTCTGTGTCCTCCTCAGAGGTACTTACCGTTTCTTTCTGATTTTTGAAGTCTGCCATGAGCCGGTCCAAGCAACCATCTTCGTTGCTTTCCCAACCTTTGCGGAAGAATTTGATAATTTCGCCATCAGAGGTCACAAACATCAATCGGTTGCCGTCTTTTTTCAGCAGGCCTTTTTTCTCTGCCAAGTCTGTGAGTCCAGAATAAGGGTTCATGCCAGTTTCGTAAGGAATTTTGACTTGCACACCTTCAAAGGGTTTGGCATAACGAGTTTTCATGACTTTGCAGGCCGATCGAATACCCATGACTTCTGAAATCTTGTTGCCGTCCTCATCCTCTTTGAGCTTGAGTTTTTTCATGGCCACCACAATAGAGCTGGCGTAAATGAACCCTTGACCGCCAGAGATTTTATCATCAGGATCAAACATATCCTGGCTGGCGTAGGTGTGGTTGGTGCAAACCAAGCCCACATTGTATGAACCAAACATGTTCACACAGTTACGCACCAAGGCAGTGAGAGCTTTGGGCTTACGGCCCAGATCACCCTTCATTTCGCCTGCGTCAAACTGATTCACATCAGTGGGAGTCAACAACATGCCCAGTGAGTCAATCACAAACATGACCTTGGGGCGCTCGCCTTCGGCCAAAGCCTTGTAATCACTCATGAATGTTGATATGGTCTTAGCCACATCGTCGATCATGGCCATGCTCAACTTCAGTAACTTGCTTTCTGAAGTGTCAACACCAAGTGCTTTGAGCCAGTCTTCGTCCAGTGCGTTTTCTGAATCAATCAGCACCACAAAGATGCCTTGTTCTTGTGCGTTCTTGATGATGTTGCCAGAGCAGATATAGCTTTTGCCAGCACCGGATTCGCCAGCAAACACAGTGACCTTGCCCAAGGGAATGCCGCGATTGAAATCGCCTGAGATCAAATAATTCAAGGCATAGTTGCCTGTGGAAACCCAGTCAGTGGGATCGTTGAAGCCTATGCTGAGGCCGTCAATGCTTTTGGTAATTTCTTTGCGAAATTTTGAAACGTCAAATGGTTTCCCCATGTTTTACCTTTCGAGATAGGAACACACGGGGTCGCCCCCGTGTGTTGATTTCTAATCACTGCTTGTTTTGTCGAGCACGGATCATGGCCAAAATGTCTTGTGCATTTTGACCGCTGGGCTTGCTGGCCTGCACTGGTGCTGCGGCTGCGGGAGCCTCATCAGTGTCAAACGGAGGGTCATCGTCCTGTGCTACAGGGGCAGGCCGGGCCACAGGCGCTGCCTTGGCCGCAGGTGCTGACGCAGCATCTTCGCTGTCGCCTTTGCCTGGTGCCTGCACACCAGCCGGACGGAAGTACTGACCCCAACGCTCGGTATCGTAGGGCTGACCATCCACTGAAGCCTCAAACATTTCTTTGATCACACGAAGCTCAACGTCAGTGGGCTTCTTGGGCAAGAATGTTGAAAGATCAAACAAGCCATGTTTTTCAATGGCTGCCTGTTCGGCTTCTGTGAGTGCACTCTCTTTGCGAGCCCATTTGCTACCGTTGTAGTCAGCAAAGCCACCTTTGGCACCTTTGCTGATGCGGAAGTCTAGACCACGCAGGTAGTCGGTGGGCAGTTCTTCCAGCTCAGGATCCATCAGTGCACCCTTGATAGTGGTAAAGATCTGAGGACCAATGATGAACCTACGGATTGGATTGTCCGGGGTCTTGTCATCAGCCAAGGGGTTTTCACGCACAAAGCCTTGGAAGATGTAACTGCGTTTCTTCCAGTATTTGCGACCCATGTCCTCAAGACTCTTGTCTTTGAACCAGGTACGAACTTCGGCCAAAATAGGGCAAGCATCGCCCCACATCTCCACGCAGGGCACTTGCACCATGACCTGTTTGGATTCCATTTCGCCTTTGACCCCAGCAAAGGGCAAGCGAATCATTGCACGTTCGACCCAGAAAAATGTGTTTTTGGAATTACCGTCTGGTAGGAATCGAATCGAGGCGCTTTGGCCTTCTTCCATGTTCCAGTGTGGGTAAATGGAGTTGTCTCCACCGGTGGATTGCCCACCTTGTTTGTTTTCAGCTGCCTGTAAACGTGCTCGAATTTCTGCTAAAGATGCCATAGTATTTTCCTTTCAAAAGTTGCCTATGTTGTGTTGCCTATCTAACAATGTAGATTATAGTTGCCTGTGACACAGAACAAAAAAGCGCATACACCTGTGTAGTATATGCGCCTTTGCTCTTGGTGTCAAATTTATTTATGATTTATTTGCCCAAAGCCAATTTTTTGATTCGGGCCAATGCAGATTCGTAGTAGCTGCCCGTGATAGCCGAATTGCTATTGATTGGATCATTTGGTGCTTCGTTGACTGCCTCTAGTTCTGACAGAGGCATGTTAGCTGTGCTTGGTCGGGTGGCGCCCATACCTTGGGTAGCTGCCTGAGTGGAACCTTTGACAATGGCAGCAGTGGATGAACTGGGTATAGGAACATTTTGTTCACTCATGCCACACTCCGCTATACCGTGCTCAGGACAATATTCGCCTTCTGCGGTCATGTTACAACTTTTGGCTTCTCCCACACCTACCATTTGGCCGCCCATGGCTGGGCCCATTACACCCATTTCAAATGTGTCCATAGGGTCAGCTTCGGGCAAACGTGCCGCGTGATTGCCTGTGCCTAATTCTTGATCCAGTCGGTCAGTGATCCATTCTTCTGGATCACCAGTACGAGCTTTTTTGATACCATAGGGCATGTCGTCAAAGTAGTAGTCATACAAGGCATCAAATAGGTCACGGTCTAATTCACCACCAGCTTTGAAATCAGCAACTTCTCTGCTGAAGCGTTGAAGAATATGATCCAGTGTGTGGCCAGTTGAATCTGTGAGCACACTTTCTTTCACGGGCACGCCAGCATGCCGCAGAATCATGCCTAATTCTGAGCTTTCCGCCACACCTTGCTGGCCAGGTGCTGTGTCTTGTGAGACATCAGCAGGTTCTGCCTCAGTGCTCTGGGGAGTTTGAATGCCCAGTTCAGCCAGGCGTGCTTGCACGTCTGAATCATCCCAGATGTTGGCTCTGGGATCGCGCTGGGCCAAATCTGATAAAATATCAAACAGTTCATCGTCGCCTACAACGTCATAGAGATTTTCAGTGGCATTGGTAGCATCAGGGCCCACAATCAACTCTTGACTCATGAGCTTGTTGAGTTTTTCCTGTGCTTCAGGTGTGTCAGGCAATGCCCAGGTACCTTCACTGAGATGATTGATCCAGTTTTCAAATACAGCAACTTCTTTCATTTTTTCACCCTGTTGTAAACGTGCCAGTATGGGCACAGCAGCTTCAATTCTAGCGTCTATGGTTTGTTCCACAAACAACTGTTTGATATTCTCTACCAACTGTGTTTCGCTGCCAACGTCAGCTGGTGTCCATGATTCAAAATATTGTTGATATCCACGCTGTGTGGACAGATGTCGGAGATTGTCTTGCAATTGAGCATAGTAGGTGCGAGCAGATTCTACCAACTGTGCTGTGGTACCTTCAAACATTTTGTTTTGACTGGCACGATTGAACCTACTGAGCACTGCCATTTCTTGCACTAACTCTTTGATGTGAGCACCACGTGCGTCATAGGGATTGCCACCTTGACGCACATGTTCCAACATGGCTCGGCCTCCTGAAAGTTTGACAAATGGCAATTTGAATCTCTCACCATCTGCAGTTTCTATAAACAAACTTTCCACGTATCGAAAACGCTTGTCGTTTTCGCCCAGCTGGCGGTTGTGTTTGATAACCAATCTGGCTTCTGTTTGTGCTCCAACATAGCTTGTTTTTCGATTGCCATAGTAGCCTTCAAACAAGCCTTCTTTGATTGCGGCCATGCCTGCCATGGTGTGTTTGAGTTGATTGATATCTAGCGGGGTAAAAGTGCCTATGTTATGGCGTGTGGCAAAATCTTTGAGTTGCTTCATGAAACCAAACCACTGTTCTTTGTCTTGAGCATTTTCCATGCTGCGACCCAAATTGTCACCAAAAAACAGTTGCAAATCATCTTCTTCGCCCAACACTATCACAGCAGTACCATAGTTTTTGCCCGATGCTGGACTAACCCAATCAAATGCAAACACTTGTGCCTGATCTGGAGCACTGTCCCGCCCCTGCTCGTTGGTATACTTTACTTCAAAATTTTTGGTAGCTAAAAAATCACTGAGATCTTGAGCTAGATTTTCTTTTGCCATAGTTTGTTATTTAGCGCATGATACTGATGAAAGGCATGGGCTCAATCACAGTATCCATGTGATCGCGCATATTGGAGTCCAAATCTTGATGATAGCTCTGCAGCAGCATCAGCATGCGCACAACCAATATAGTGGCCATGATCAAATCGTCAGTTTCTCCTAGTTTGGCTGCATAACTGCTGCCTGTGGCCACAAAAGTTTTGAGCTCTGATACCAGTGGCTTGCTGTTGATTTTCATCCGGTTGCTTTCGATCAAAATTTTGAGTTTGTTACAGGCTGTAAGTTTGCTTTTGTTTGTGGTATTGAAACCCTTGCGCCAGCGCCGGCCGTTGCCGCCCGTCACTGTGTTGTCGCTGAGAAAGTAACCAGGAATGTTTTGTTCACCATACTCGCTGACACTGATCAGCGCAGCCTCACCAATGGTATTGTTTTCTATGCTGTAATAAACACTTTTTTCGTCTTTGAGCACTGCATTGAGCTCTTTGACTATGTCAACCAAAATACGTATTTGACTAGGAATATCTGTTTTGTTGTGTCTCCACTCGGCCATTTGTTCAGCAGTTTCGGCTTCGAACACCTGTATGGCTGCGGGATCACCGCCGGTGCCAAGACTGGGATCCAAGGCCACGATATATTTGCGGCCTGCCACAGGATTTTTGTACCATCTAACTTGGCCAGTTTTTCGCAGCGGTTCTTGGCCTTCTAACTCCAGTAATTTGATAGGTGAGATCAGTGTTTCGTCATTGATAACAAAATCACAGTCCATTTCTCTGCGAAAACGTTCTTCGCCCAGTTGCGACCTTTGCTCGGCTGCCCAGTTGTCATCTCTGTCAGGGTGCTCACGCCAATATGCACGATAAGCTTTGAAACCATTGACACCAACTCCGGTAGGATTCTCATTGCCAAACTCGTCCTGAGTTCTGAGAGCTCCTTTCCAAATCAAAGCAAACTGATCTTCGTCTGAGTTTGGGGTCGAAGTGATAATTGCTTTACCACCTGTGCTCAGTGTGGGCGTGATAGAAGTCCAGAACTCTGTGGCAATAGTGGGACGCACAAATGCAAATTCGTCTAGGTACAGCAAGGTAATACTCATACCACGACCAGTGTTTTCTGTGGTGGTCTGGCTCACAATGCGACTGCCGTTCTCAAACTCTATGCTTCCTTTGTTGTAGCTGGTGGCGCCTGCACGAATGTGATTGGGACACAGTTCATAGGCATAGCGAATACGCTGCATGATCTCCTGTGCGCCCAGATACTTGTGTGCTGCAATTAGAATAGTGGAATCAGGCACAAACATTGCGTACCACAAGAGATATCCAGCGGCCGACGTTGATTTGCCTGTTTGTCGAGGCATCAGCGATATTGAAAAACGATTGTTGTGATAGTGGTCTATCAGCCTGCGTTGATACTCATAGGGATGATATACCATTTTTCCTCGTGTGGGATGCTGGATATAGAAAAAATTATCCATGAAGTACATGGGGCCACCCACAGGGTCGGCGCACAGAGCAAACTCAGTAAGTTCTTGTTCGGTGTAGACTTGTTTACGGTGCGGTGTTTTGACTAAAACCGTGTCAAGTGTGCTTGTTTTCATGCCAATCATTTAGTATCTCATCTGCTAACATTTTGTGCCCCACAGCACCTGCATGCATATAATCTCTAGCAAAACCAACTTCTTCACGTGACCGACCAAAAGCTTTTATACTGTCATAAATCATGCAAGGTGTTGAATTCTCGGTGCATATCTGCTTCAACGTCATTGAATTGCGATATTGATTGTGCAAACTATTTAGGTCATTGAGCCACCAGTGTTTGTGATGCTGGTCATTGATAAACAATGAGTGTTGGCTGGTTGGCATGATCACTTCAATTTCATGGCAATGACTGGCGGCCGCGTAAAGTTTATCTAAGAATATTTCATAGCGATTTTGAGGCGGAGATAACATAATTACCAGTTTGGGTTTCAATTTGGGTATCCAATATGCAGCCAGTCTCACACAGCTATCAGCTGCTATGCCACCCCAGGCAATGTTCACAGATTTGAGACCCAAGGCATTGGCAACCAATGTAGGCCAAATTTCTTGTTCTCTCAGACCTATACCAATGGTAAAACTACAACCCAAAGTCAACACACAAGGTGTGTGATCAAACTCGTCGCCCCTAAATCCTTCGCTGTTGATTCGATATTGTATGGATCCAGGTTGATGCCAATTTTGCGATTCAGCAAAAGGTCGATAAGCAGGATCTTGCCATAGCTTCCAAAACATTTCTTCATTGTCTGACAGTAGCCAATTCACAGTTTGCCCAGCCTGGCTGGCACCAAAATTCCACGGCTTGACCGTTTGCAACTCTGCTACGAATTCAGTCTGATATTTCATATGTGTTTCTCTACAAGTTTTTTACAATAGCTTATATAGCAGTGATCCATGTGTACGAAGTCAATCGAAAATCATTGGCTGGCACTGGCTCTGGCATAGCATGCCACAACAGTTTGCGGTATTGCTGCTCATTGGCTTTGTTTATCATGATGTAGCCACCGTTCACATTGTTGGGCGTTTGATATCTCAGCGAGTGAAAATTTTTGTACCAATAAAAACTGGTACCTGAGCCTCGCCAAACCAATTGCATACTGCCAGGCATCTCCCCATCAGTATGCAAGCTACAGGTAAAGCCTGGTTCATCGACCCAAAAAGCAGTGTCAGCATATGGTGCAATGGGCCTTCCTAACTGAAGTTCAATTCTGGGCCATACTTCACATAAATGCTCATGCCACTGGTCAATCCAAGAAATAGATGATGGCAATATTCTGCGTCGACGCCACGCTTCTTGGCCTTCTTGCCGACACCACGGAAGATCTAACCACAACTCATTGGCGATCAATTCTGTGATAGATGTGGGGAACACATCACTGATTTCAAACAAGTTGTGTTCTTGATCGACTGGTTTGATCAACATAGAAAAGCAAGTTCTGGCCACAGCCTTTGAAATTCACCAGCCTTGTCTGGATGATATTGAGTTTCATTGCGCTGAATATGTCTCCAAAACGCTGCATCAATTTTGGTCACTGCTGACTGCTCTAATTGTTTTTTATAGTTAGCCAATGCAGTATCAAAAAAGTTACGCTCTGAATCTGTAGCAATATTCATGCTGTAAAATTTTTCTATTTCAGCTATGGCTGCTGCGGCTACACCGGACCCATGTAAAAATGGGTCAAGATAATCGGGTTGAAACAAATTTTGCCACAGCACTGTGGTCATGGTATCCTGAGCAAATTGTCTCAATTCAGTGAAATTCGTGGCATTGTAAATGTTGTACACGGCATGAATACCTCCCCATTGACCTTGGGTGGCCATGAGGTCTTTGATGGTGGCCAGGTTGGTTTGTATTTGCTGCCATGAACAACCATGACGCACATATTCTAATTTGGAACCTATGTTATCAAAACTCATTGACCATCCTACTTTTTTTCGATTCTTCAGCTTGCGAAAAATTTTGTTGTTTTCCAAGTCAACACTGAGATTGGTTATCAAAGTCACAATAGCATCTTGTGGAATTACGTCTAGTAGGCGTTCATTTTCTGGCAGTAACAAGGGTTCACCTCCCACTAGTGCCACTTCGTGTATGTGTTCATAATGTTGTTCGATAAAATCACACACTGAGTCATAGTATGGTCTAGCACCAGATTTGAAAGGAATACCTTTGATGCCGGCCCACTTGGAACTGCAAGCTTCGCCACAGTAGTTACAGCTGAGATTGCAGGTAGTATTCCAGCGTACATCCACTATCACTGGATAGTGATAGCGATCACCTGCGGCAGCATAGTCAAAGTCAGCATTGACATTGTTATGCCATTGCCGCTCCGAGTCTGCACCAAATCGTTCAGCCCGCACACAGTTAGAGCAATATTCGTGTGGGCGTCCTTGTGCCAGACTTTGACGTATTTCAGTCATCAGTGACGAATTTAGAATTTGATCTATAGTTTGAGTGTTGAGATTGCCCAGCATGTTGGGATTGCCAGCACAACAGGTTTTTACGTCACCGCGAGGATTGATGTGCAGACCGCGCCAGGGTGCTGCACAATGAAAGTTACTCATGGGGTATTTACAAGCTTTGTAGAGCCTGATTCAGTTTTGGTTGCCAACGAGCAAACCAAGGCCGAGATTGAATTGTACCACTTTGATGCGCAAACCAAGCCCAATTGTGATCAATTTGCTGTTGATGCTGCTGACTGTAATCAATGGCGTCTTGAGCTGTGGCAAAATTTTTGCAGATTTCCACAATGGGTTCAATGTCAAACTCTTGCGCATGTCGGGCAAAAAACCTTGGTGCAAATCCCAAATCTTCCAACACCTTATATCCAACTTCGTGCATGTACACAGAAAAACAGCTCTTGCTCAGAATACCCTTGGCTGTTTTTTCACAGATCAAGGTGTTTTGGCCCGCTTCTGTTTCGGTGATGATCACTATGCCTGTATGCCAAGCAGGATGACTGATTCCGTAGTCATTGGGAAATTGGTCTGGATGTGTCTGTATCTGAGGAGGCCATTGCCGCTGTGCATGATTGAACCAATTGATGCCTAAATCACAATATGTATTGGTATACAAGTTGGCAAACGCTACACTGTAACTGTCTTGAGCAGGATCAAGCAAACCTTGATGCAGCAAATGATGCATTAGCCAT